TCAAATCCCTTTTGAATAAACGCGCTAATTGGTAAGCGATAAAATACTGCACCGTTTTCCATAATAGCATGAAATAATATAGCCCTTCCTGTAAGAGCGCTAATACCGAAGATAATACAGTCTTCAACTTCTCCATGATGTTTTTTACAATCATATAAATATTCTCTTCTTATTTGTGCATAGGTTGCAGGTATGTTTGCATTCAAGTAAGCCATAGTTTATCCTCATTTTATACTACCCCAATTAGGACCAGATTCATAGTCCACTTTGTTAGGTACTTCTAGTTCTACCGCAGACTCCATAATCTTTTTTATCTTATCTGCATTACCATCTACCGATATATCAAGTTCATCATGTACTTGTATATGCGGTATGATACCTTCCTTGTACAGATCAACCATAGCTTTTTTAGTCATATCAGCTGCTGATCCTTGTATAAGTTTATTTAATGCTTTGTATGTGTAAGCTCGTTTGATCCCTGGTCCGTGTTCCAAGAGCGCATCTTCATGAGTCAAGGCTTTATGTATCCCGAACTGATTAGGCTCCCATAAATTAAATCTACACCTACGTCCAAGTAAAGTTCTAACTCGACCTTTGTCTTGGGCTCTACGCATTACACTTTCCATTAACATTTTTACAAACGGAACTTTGTCATGGTAAGTTCTAAACAGATCATCAGCATTTTCTTTTGATACACCTAACTCTGCTTGTAATTTATTTTTACCCATACCATAAAACAAACCAAGATTAATTGTCTTAGCTTGACTTCTTGGTATGTTTGCCATGTCAGCTACAATCCTGTGAAAGTCTGTATCAGGTTCATCATTGTATGCATCTAAAACTTCATTTACTTTATAGAGATCATCAAGACTTGCGTAGTGTGTAACTAATCTAGGTTCTTGTTGTGAGTAGTCAAAGCAACCCCAGATGTGTCCTTCTTCTGGAATAAACAATGATCTGATCCGTGGTCCAAGTTCCTTGTTCCGTGCCGGTATCTGCTGTAAGTTTGGATTACTCATAGAGAACCTACCAGTCACGGTCCCACCTTGGTCTGATCTTATTTGATTTATGTCTGCATGAATACGACCTTTGTGTGAATGTTTTAATATTGTATCTATAAAAGTTGTATGTGATTTATTTATTTCTCTAGCATGTGCAATTGCTTTTGCTACAGGGTGAGTTTGATTTTGTAACCAATTTTTAGTAAAGCTTGGTGCTTCCGTTTTTAAAGTTCGTTCGTAAGGTAATTTTAGTTTATCAAATACTTCGGCTATTGATCTCGCAGCCCAGATCTGTACATCGATACCCGTTATTTTTTTAACCTCCTGTAAACATTTCTTTTCATCTGATACTAATTCTTGTTTTAGTTTATGTGCTGCGTCTACATCGACACGTACTCCCAAGAATCTCATGTCAACAAGACATGGAAATAATTCTGTTTCAAGATCAAAGATAGATTGTACATCTTCATCTAGTATTTCTTTTTTCATCTCTTGCCATAATTTTAGAGTCAACACTGCATCTTGCTCTGCATATTCTCCAACATACATTGCAGGCAGTTTATACATCTCAGACTTAGGATCTATGCCCCAATGCGCTGCAGTTTCCTTCAATACAGCCTCGCTCTTGCCTATTCCAACGTAATCACGACCCAGACTACCTAAATCATATCTAAAGCGATTCTCGTCCACGAGAGAGCCAGCAATCATGGTATCCACGATTTTACCCTCTATTTTAAGTCCCATAGACCTAATCCAACATACATCGTACATTGCATTGTGAAATATCTTAATTGCAGGTGTATTTAGTACATCTGTAAACCATTTTATAACCATATTCTTATCCATGTTACCACCACCCTCATGTGCGATAGGATAATATCCAGACCAGCCTTCTACAGCAACCGCTATACCTACAACTTTACCATTACCTACTATAGATCCCGACCCTGTAGATTTTAAATCTGGGTCTTTGGTTTCTAAGTCAATTGCAATTTCATAATACTTTGATAAGTCAGGAAAAGACTCTGGTGGTAGCCATTCTGTCTGAGGTTTAAATATTGGTTTCATTATTTAGTATCTTTCATTTTTTTTATTTCTAGATCACAATAATGTTTGATCTTCTCAAGATCTTCTATCTTATTTTTGTGTAAATATCTACACACATATTTTATAACGTTGCCTTGAAAGAACGATAAATTATTTTTTGAAATAAATTCGTAAGGTTGAATGTGAAATTTTTTGTAATGAGATCCCCCAATTTGTTTATCTTGTGGAAATGAATCATCAAATATATCTTTGCTTGTCATAGATTGTATGCCTTTTTTGTTTGTGGTTCGATTATATATAAGTTCTTTTCTGTTCTTGTGCATGCAACATAAAATAATCTATGTGTATCATCTGGATCTTTTTCATAATCTATAAATGCTGCACCGGCCAAGTCTGTTATTACAACTACGTTTTCTCTTTCATTACCCTTAACGCCATGTATTGTTGATATACTAATTCTAGGATTGCTATCTAAATTTTCTCCTGATCTAATTAATTTTTTTATTTTATATATATCTTCATCGCCTATTTCATTTAATGCTTTATCCCAATCAGACTCTGTTTTAAGTCCATACTTTTCTTTTAATGTGTCTATGTCATAAAACCCTTCTTTAATTATTGTTTTAAATAACTTTGAATCCCAATTATCTTTAGTCATCTTTGCAGCAATCTTCTTAATATCGTTATAATGTAGGGGCACACCTTTTTTTAAATCATTCCATTTTTGTATAATCTCATATATATTTTTTACCCTTGGTACTGCATTTCTTCTCTGCCAATACAATTCTTTTTCATCTAATATGTTTCCAATACCTGCTAACATATAGTTAGCTTGTGCTAATACTAACCATCTACCACGTGAGAAATCTACTTCATGTAAATTATCACAGTATTTAACAGAACCTTCTTCTTCTTTTGGCAACCATTCTTTCTCAACTCTGTTGTTTACTTTTTTTATTATCTTGTTTGCTAATGCAAAAGGTTTTTGTGGCACCCTTTGTGATTGATCTAACACAGTTCTTTCACCCTCTAAATTTATAAATGTACTAACGTGTGCACCGTTCCATCTGTATATTGCCTGATCATCATCACCTGATATGTATGAATCTTGACATTTTTCTTCTATCTTCTTAACTAATCTCCATTGTACTAAACTTAAATCTTGTGCTTCATCAACAAACATAACCCTAAGTTTTGGTGCTTCACCACTTGCTATAAATTTTTCTAACATATCTGGAAAATCTATAAGACCATGCTGTTCTTTGTATCGCTCTAGTTCTTCAACTATAATTTCTAGTTTACTTAATTGTATTTTTGAGTTGTTACTTAAATGATAAAATTTTATTGGGTCCATTTCTTTTGATCGTGCTAAGTTTATTAATTGTATGTATGGATCTGGAGAATAAAATATACCCTCATAATCTTCGTCTTGTCTTGCACCCTCTAACTCTATTTGCATCTTCTCTGATAATTCTTTGTAATGCTTTGGTTGCATAACCTGATTTCTATTTATACCAAGTTGATTAAAACAAAATGAATGTAGGGTTTGAAAGTATGGTACATCATTAAAAGATAATTTAAATTTATCTACAGCTCTTTGTTTACCTTCCTGTGCAGCGTTTTTACTAAATGTAAAATAACCAATTTTATCTGGTGGTGTATTAGCTAAAAATTTTTCTATATGTCCTAGTAAAGTGTGTGTTTTACCTGTACCTGGTGGTCCATATATTATTTTTCTCATAGTCCTGTACCTTTCTTTGCAAGATTTAATAAATTTTCTCCTAAAGTACCCGATAAAACTTTTTGTGGACCTCTTTTAGTACCTTTAGAATTTTCTGAAATTGTTTTCCAATTTAAATTTTTTAATTCATAATCTAAAACATTCTCATTGATGTGATTTACAATAGGTTTTTTTTCTGGATTTTCTATAAAAGCTATTCCAGCTAATCTATGTATTTTAAAATTAAATGTTTTACCTTGTTTATTACGTAAACCAATTCTCGGATAAGCATCAGTTCCATGTCCTTTAGGATAAATAATTAAATTTTTAGAAGTGTTCTTAACATATGGAAATATAAGACCCTTATCTTTTAAATAAAGATTAGGTCCACCTGTTTTAAATAAAATATATTTACCCGTTGGAAGACTACTTAATTGCCTATCAGTTTTCCTTTCAGGATCATCAGGAAGAGTACTAATATCAATCCAATCTATGTCTTTTTCTTTCCTGTAAAGAGGGTCTAATTCAGGCCAAAAATAAAGCTGTTCTCTAATCATATGTTTAAATGAAGATAAATCCACATAGCAGTAAACATTGTTATTGCTGTTAAATCCATGGCTGCTATCAATAATTCTCCTTTTTAAATATTTTTGGTTTGTATGTTTCTGTTTTTTTATCAAATCTAGCTACAACAAATACAGATAGTTTTGTTTTGCCTACACGTTTAGTTGTACAGTTTAAATCATCTTTTAACATTTGTGATGTTCTTTGATACGGCACTCTCCAATGTTTTCTTGATAAATAGTTATTGAAAAAGTTATCAAATACAAAATTATGAAATCCATCTTTAGTATAAGTACCTCCATTACGTAAATCTTCGTAGTCATCTTTTTGTATTCTGTTTACACAATAATCTTCTAAGTAATTATTTAATATGTCTTTTGTGCTTGTACCTTCAGCAGGTTCTGTTATCTCTGCGCCACTTAACAATACAGTAGTAATTTTTTTCCAATCACCTGTCTTTAGTGTAGGTGGATTTATTCTTAATTGTTTTATACACTCTTCTTGAAACAAAGTTTGATTAGCTAGATGTTTTGCTGAGTCTAGATACAATCTATCTCCATCTACATTCATATAATAGTAAGGCTCTTCCAGGTTTACTACCTGTAAGTCTGTTAGACTTGGAAATATTATTTCTTGTCCTATACCAAACTTTCTAGATCTACATAATTTTTTATCACACAAACTACACATGGGTTGGTCATTACATTTATAACCCCATTCTTTTTTCTCATGTTGTTTTGTAATTATTTGTACTTCTGTATCTGACAATGGTTGTTGCATTGCTGATTCATTAAATATCATTACTTTTGTTTTCCAATTGTCAGGCCATTTAGATTTTGCATATACACCATAATGAAATAATGCATTGTTTCTACCACCTTCACCAATTTTATTTTGTGCCATAAGTTCTATACATGGTGGTCCATCAGAGTATGGTGTCTCTGGTCTTTTAATTTCTATCTTGCTTATGTCTTTTTGTTTATGTCTTTCGTAGAGTTCAAAAAAAGCATCTATACTAGCAGCTTCGCCATCCTCCATAAAGGCGTATCTTGTTGTTTGACCACAATTAAAGTATGGTAAATTTAAAAAATTTCCTGTATCATCTTTTGATTTTAATTCTCTTTGTTTAGGAAATACTTCTGATCCACCATAACCTAACACAGACCTAATCTCATTTAATTTATCTTGCATCAAACCTGCTGATACATAGTCTTCTGTAAATAAAAATACGTGAGCACCACCAGATTTTGATCTACATACCACTAACGGTAATTGAAATTGTTTTATTTTATTAATTAATTTTTTGTGATCAAACTCTGCGTAAGAATCGATATCAATACATCCCCATTTACATTTGTTATCATCATTGATTGGTATAATACCTAAGCTGTCAACACCGTCTAAATGTTTTTGCCACAAATTATCTGTGACTGATTCTCGTTTAACAAACGATTTACCTTTAATTTTATTACCATCACCATTTGATTCACCTACTACAGTGACACCATGCGCACGGTCTAATCCATCAAATATATTTTTAAATCTTTCTATCATACAAAATAAAAGTGGGCGTCGCCACTCTCGCTTAAACGCCCACTACCTAGGATACTGGTTAGTAGTTAGAAGAACTTTTTGTA